AAACGCTCTCCCCGCGCTAAAGACTCTAGGGAGAGAGAAGAAAGGCGTAAGCCTTGGTCTCCCCCATCGATGCTGGATGCCCCGCCAGCGCCGGAAGGTTACAAACACAGGTGGATTCGTGCTGAAGTGCGCGGTTTTGATGACCGTAAAAACATTTCAGCTAGGTTACGTGAAGGCTACGAGCTTGTCCGTGCGGAAGAATACCCTGATTTTGAAGCCCCGGTCATAGAAACAGGTAAATACGCGGGTATCTTTGGTGTTGGTGGATTATTGCTAGCTCGCATTCCTTTGGAAACAGTAGAAGAGCGGTCAGAATACTTTAAAAAACGTAGTCAAGACCAAATGGAAGCTGTTGACAGGGACTTAGCTCGCGAGAACTCGCATTCATCGATGACGATTGGAAAACCTGATCGTCAATCTCGTGTAACCTTTGGCGGTCCACGGAAGTAGTTTTAACCTACAAAGTGTGTCGCCCTATTTGGAGAAAACCTTATGGCTAACGAATCTTCGGCTTATGGTCTTCGCCCTATAGGACTTGTTGGTGCTGGAGCTAATAGTACAGGTGTAACCTCGTATGAAATAGCTTCTAACAACACCAATGCAATATACCAGTATTCGATTTGTGTTCCTACTGCGGCAGGAACAATAGATCAAGCTGGCGCTACATCGGGCGGTACTACTGCCGCTCTTGGTGTCCTTATGGGCGTTTACTATCAAGACGCAACACAGAAAAAACCCGTCTGGTTAAATTACTGGCCGGGATCAGGCAGCGTTAGCGTTGACACGAATTATCCTGTCACCGCTTTTGTTGCTGACAATCCAAACCAACTGTTTCAGGTGGCAACGGATGCGACAATAACTGATCGTGCAACTGCACTTACTGCTATTTTTGCAAACTCGTCATTAGGAACATCAGCAAGAACTGGTTCAACAGACACTGGCAGATCAAACTCTGGTCTTTCTGTTTCTGCTATTGCTACCACAGCTACTCTTCCGCTACGCATTGTAGGTATAGCAGACGAAGCAGCAAACAGTGATTATACTGCTGCTGGTATCCCAATGATTGTTCGCCTGAACGCACACTTCAACGCCACAGCAAGTAGGTTTGATTCTCAGACCACCTCGCTGACAACTGGCATATAAGGAAGGGGATATAGACTATGGCTATTTCTCGCGCACAACTGGCGAAGGAATTAGAACCCGGACTTAACGCTTTGTTTGGGTTGGAATATGACCGTTATGAAAACGAATCAGCAGAAATTTTTGAAGAAGAGTCCTCAGATCGGGCTTTTGAAGAAGAAGTAATGCTATCAGGATTTGGTTCGGCTCCTGTCAAAAGTGAAGGAAGCGCTATTTCCTTTGACGATGCACAGGAAACATATACGGCACGTTACACAGCAGAAACCATTGCTCTTGCTTTTAGCATCACAGAAGAAGCGATTGAAGACAATCTTTATGATCGTCTAGCCTCTCGTTATACTCGTGCTTTAGCTCGTTCAATGTCTCAGACCAAGCAGATTAAAGCTGCTGCTGTTTTAAACAACGCTTTTAATACCGCAAACCCAATCGGTGACGGTGCTGCGTTGTGTTCTGCTGCACATCCAAGTCTATCTGGTAATCAACGTAACCAATTAGCGGTTGCTTCTGATCTTAATGAAACTTCATTAGAGCAGATGTTGATTGATATTGCTGGAATGACGGATGAACGTGGATTAAAAATTGCGGTACGTGGTATGAAACTCTTAATACCAAAAGAGCTTCAGTTTATTGCGGAACGCTTGATTAATTCCAACTTACGTCCTGGTACGGCAGATAACGATATTAACGCAACTAAATCAATGGGCATGATCCCTGATGGAGCAGTAGTAAACCACTTCTTCACAGATACGGACGCTTGGTGGATTAAAACCGACGTTCCTAATGGATTTAAGCACTTTGAACGTACTCCAATCAGAACCGCTATGGAAGGCGACTTCGACACTGGCAACATGCGCTTTAAAGCGCGTGAACGCTACTCGTTCGGTGTTTCCGACTGGCGTTGTGTATTTGGTAGTGCAGGCGCGTAAATAACGTCTGTTTTTGTTTAGGGAAGCTCGGCCTTGCGCCGAGCTTTCTTTTTGAGTTATATTAAAAACACCCTGACTATTGCACCCCGCAATAGACACTAGCCACGACAGGAGTGACACATGGCTACTACGACTTTCTCTGGTCCTATAAAGGCCGGAAACATTGCAAATACAACAGGCACAACTCTTGGAACCGATGTTAAAAACACGGGCCAAGTAGTAATGGCCCAAACTTTTTCAACAGGAACTTCTCTTGCAAGCGGAGCTTCTGCTGCAAATGATACAACTGTTGTTATTCCAGCTAACTCACAAATCATTGATATAGTTCTTGATAAACCCACTGTAATGGCGGGAGCTACATGCGTTTTCAGTATTGGAGACACAGTTGGTGGCAACGCTACTTTCCTTAACTCCTATTCAGTTACGATTGCTTCTGGAGTGGGACGAGCATACCCAACAACTGAAGCAGGCGGAGCGCTCTCTTGGGCAGATACAGGAACGTCGGATGTCAAACTTACGTGGACTAGCACTGGCGCTACTTCTGCTGGTGAAATTAGAGCCACAATTTTGTATCAGCAAAATAATAATTTGTCATAATCCGACCTAAAGGAGAACTACTATGTCGGGTTCAGATGCTCAAGCTACGTTTATAGAGGCCGCCGCCGCAGACACCGATGGGGTTTGCGTGGCGCAATCTGTAAGCAGCGCTACAGACCTTACAATTAATGGCGCTCTTGCTTCGGGAGGGGCAGTCACTTTTGACCAGCCGCGTAATGTAACGATTTTGTCTGCTGGTAATGATTCAGGAATTACTTTTACAGTTACTGGTACGGATGAAACGGCAAGCGCTGTTACCGAAACTATCACAGGAGCTAATACAGGAACGGCTACAGGCACTACTTATTTTGCTACAATTTCTCAAATTGCTTCTAGTGGAGCAGCAGCGGGAAATGTTTCTGTAGGTTCTGGAACAAGTATTGCCGCCCCTATTTTTAGGGGAAGTATGCGTTTAATAGGTTTATATGTTGTTAATACAGGCACTGCTGGAACAGTTACATTCCGACAAACCTCGGCTACGGGAACGGTTAGGATGCAATTTAACACGGTTGCGTCTGCTAATACGAACGCTTATCCCGATATCCCCGACGAAGGTATTCGGTTTAACGCAGGGGGCTATGTTGTTTATACTCAAACAGTAATGTCTTCAATGACGGCATTTCATGCCTAGAACACCGAAGGTTGGGGCAAAGTAATGGCTACAACCAAACAGGTGCAGAAAACGCCTTCGGGACGTTTAAAATACAGAGGGGTTACTTTTTCTGGTTATAACAAACCAAAAAGAACTCCTAATGAACGTAAAAAAAGCGCGGTTTTGGCTCGAAAAGGAGACAAAGTTAAAATAGTACGGTTTGGCGATCCAAACATGACTATTAAAAAATCACAGCCTGCTAGAAGAAAGAGTTTTAGATCGCGCCACAAATGTAACAGTGCCAATGACAACTTTACTGCTCGTTATTGGTCATGCAAAGCGTGGTGAATATGACAACCGAAAAAGAACGCGAAACCCTTGTTTCGATAAACACAAGAATTAGTGTTATAGAAGAGGTCATAAAACGGTTAGAAACAAATCATCTGGCTCATATTGAAAAAGACATAGCTAGGTTGGATGCTAAAATTTGGGCTTTAATAAGCGGTATGGCAATACAACTAGCTACTTTTGTTGTAGCATTATTAATTTTTATTTTACCAGTGGCGTAATTAAAATGGCTTTTGATTTTTATACCGAAAAAGAACAGAAAGTAATTTTTGAAATAAAAAAATGGTCGGAAGAATCATTAGAAGATTCTAATGATAATTTTAATGGGTTATCAGCTTGCCCAAAAGCCAAAAGCGCTTGGAAAAATGATAAAGTAGGTTTTGTTTTTAAAACGGCTCCAGATTATCAAGATTTGTATACTATCGTTTCTTGTTACCCTTCTAATTTTGATATGGTTATTGTGGTGGATACGTGTTTTAACGAGGATGCTAAAGCGTTTCACAAGTTTATTTCTGGTTTTAATGAGGCTATAGGAACAGGCATGTTTATAAACAAAGATGCGTGGGCCGTAGGATTTCACCCAGACGACGGTAAAAATGCGTTGCTTAAAAAAAGCTTGTTTCCCACCAATACCGAACAAGAATACGCGCTTATTCTTGTTCAACCTTTAAGTTTATTACAAGAAACGTCTGATAAAATAGAGCCTTTAGGTTATTACAAAGGTTATGAAGACGAGTATAATGCAGATGCGGTATTACGATCCCGCAAAGATTTATATAGACGACTAATAGGAGATTAATATGGCGATTAGTCCACATAAAAAAGAAGCTATGGGTAAAGATTGGAAGTCTAATACATACCCTACAGCTAAAGTAAAAACAGGTTCTGGCAAAAGTAAACCAAGGACAAGGGGTGTAAAAGTAGCCCCCTACAACTAAGGTATTTTTATGGCAACTTCAGGTAGCAAAGATTTTGAGTTAAACGTCACTGAGTACGTAGAAGAGGCGTTTGAGCGGTGTGGGATTGTGGCTCGCACAGGCTATGATATTCGCACGGCTAAACGCTCTTTAAATCTAATGCTCGCAGATTGGGCAAACCGGGGCTTAAATCAATGGACTATTAAGCAGACAACAGTGACAATGGTGCAGGGAACTAATTCTTATACCTTAGATGTTGATACTATTGATGTGTTAAACGCTGTTTTACGCAGAGACAGCACTGATTACGGAATTGCTCGCTTAAGCAGGGACGAATACCTGAATATTCCTACTAAAAGCACCGAGTCGCGGGTATCGCAGTTTTTTGTAGATAGGCAGATTACGCCTTCTTTAAAGGTGTGGCCTACGCCAGATAACAGCACCGATCAGGTTATTTTTGATCGTTTAGTCCGTATGGATGATGCTGACAGTGCTACGAATACTATGCAAATGCCTTTCAGGTTTTATCCTGCTTTAGCAGCGGGTTTAGCTTATTATATAGCGCTTAAAAAAGCTCCTAACCGTATACAGGTTTTAAAAGGCTTGTATGAGGAAGAAATGGACAGGGCTATGACTGAGGACAGAGACAGGGCTAATTTAACTATTACTCCAGGTTTCGGTTACTTTAGGTAGAGGTGTAGGATGGGATCAAAATACGCTGTAGGAAAACATGCTTTAGGTATTTCTGACAGGTCAGGGTTTCGTTATCCACTGCACAGGATGCGTATGGAATGGACGGGAATGCTTGTCGGATATGATGAATGGGAAGCAAAACAACCTCAGTTACAACCTTTACGAGTTACAGTTGGGCCGCAAGCTTTAAAAAACCCGCGCCCCGACAGAGTAATGACTCTTCAGGTGTATGTCGGCATACCTGTCATAGAAGGGCCAGCTTTCACGCCTTTTAACGCAACAGGGGTAGTAGGAAATGTATCGGTGGTGACGACATGAGTTTTACTTATGACCAGCTTAAAACAGCTATACAAGATTATACCGAGAACACAGAGTCCTCTTTTGTTACTAATCTCCCTGTTTTTATTAGGTTGACAGAAGAACGTATTTTAAAACAAGTACAGCTAAGTTTGTTTAGAAAAAACTCTACTGCTCTTGCTACTTTGGGAAATGAATATTTAGCTTCCCCTTCTGATTTTTTAGCACCGTTTTCTATGTCTTTTTTAAACGCTTCAAGCGAAAAAGTTTTTCTTGAGTTTAAAGACGTAAATTTTGTGCAAACTTATAACGCTAATAGCACAACAACAGGTGATCCTAAATATTACGCGCAGTTTGATGTAGATAATTTTATATTGGGACCAGCCCCTTCTGCCGCGTCACAAATGGAATTACATTATTTTTACAGGCCCGTGAGCCTTACAGCGGGAGCAGGGGGTGGCACAACTTGGTTAAGCACCGAAGCCCAATTATGTTTGCTTTACGGCTGTTTGGTGGAGGCGTATACCTTTATGAAAGGTGAGCCTGATTTGCAACAATTATACTCGGTTCGTTTTCAAGAAGCGTTGACAGCCCTTAAAATGCTTGGTGAAGCGGATCAGACACAAGACGAATATGCCACAGGACAAGTAGTGAGGCCGAGACAATAATGTTTGAACTTAAATTAGATGTACCTCGTGATGAAGCTATAGTTAATGTTAATACGACTCATCATCGCGGATTTACGCCAGAGGAGTTAGCTGTGCAATGTGTGTCTAAAATTATTTCTGTTGCAGATACGGCTCCTCCAAGCGTACAAGACCAAGCACGAGCTTTCCAAAATAATCTGGAATCGTTAGTGACTTCCTATATGCGTCAAGCTGTTTTAAGTGATCGCACGACGGTATATAATACTGTAAAAAATGCGGGACATCCCGCACTAGCCGAAATATTAAGGAGACTTTAAAATGGCTTTTTCTGGTAATTTCATGTGTACCTCATTTAAAAAAGAATTAATGACGGCTACACATAATTTCACAAATTCTTCAGGCAACACGTTTAAACTTGCTTTGTATACGAACAGCGCTTCTTTTACGGCGGCGACGACTGCGTATACCGCGACAAATGAAGTAGGCAACAGTGGTACATACTCAGCGGGAGGCGGTGCATTAACCAATGTTACACCTACCTCCTCTGGTACAACTGGCCTAACTGATTTTGCTAATTTGACATTTACTTCCGCAACGATAACGGCTCGCGGCGCTTTAATATATAATGATACTGCATCTGGTGATCCTACGGTTGTTGTTTTAGATTTTGGTGGAGATAAAGCTTCTACTTCGGGTGATTTTGAAATAGTGTTTCCAACACCCGACGCGACAAACGCTATTATACGGATAGCCTAAAAGGTTTAGTCAATGGCTGAAGGTTTTGGACTGTTTACGTTTGGAGCGCTTGGTTGGGGTGGTACTGGCGTAGACGTTACAGTTAGATGGGATGGTTTTGGTCGTGATACATGGGGTTCTTCTTCATGGGGAAGCCCCGTTGTTATACCCGCAGCAACAGGTGGTGTTGGAAGCGTAAGTGTTAGTATAGATGCACTTCCAACTATTACAGGGCAAGAGGCTACAGGTAGTGTAGGAAGCGTATCTATAACCCTTGGAACAGGGGTGTCTGTTTCAGTAACAGGGGTTGGCGGAACAGGTGGCGTTGGAACCATCACTATGTCAGGAGTTGGCACTGTAACAGTAACAGGGGTTGCTGGAACAGGTGGGGTAGGATCGGTAGTAATACGAAACAGCCAAGTTGTTCCATTGAACCCTCATATAAAGGGTACAGGGGAAGTAGGCACGGTTTCTATTATAGGTGACGCAGCCGTATCCGTAACAGGTATTTCAGGTAGCGGAGAGGTAACACCTGTGATAGTCTGGGGCAGAATAATTCCTGACCCCGGAACCGTTTGGACAGAAATTGCAGCTTAAGAGAGGCGTAAATGACAAGTACATATACAACCAACGGTGGTATAGAACTTATTCCAACTGGGGAACAGTCTGGAACTTGGGGAACTACCACTAACACAAACTGGAACATAGTGGATAGGCTGACAAACGGTGTTGGTTCTATTACGCTTTCAGGAACTACACATACACTAACTACTTCAGAAGGTGCTTTATCGGACGGTCAATACGGAGTATTGCTTTTTGCCGGATCGCCTTCTGGAACAAACACAGTCACGTTTGCACCAAATGACGCGGATCATATCTATATAGTAAAAAACAGTTCTGGTGAAAGTGTTATTTTATCACAAGGATCAGGAGCAAATGTTACTGTAGCGAATGGTAAGTCGGCAATAGTATATGCTGACGGAGCGGGTGCTGGAGCGGCGGTGGTCGATATAACCTCTACTTTTGTAATCACCGATTCTGGCGCTTTACAGATAGCTAGTAATTTATCTGATTTGAATAATGCTACCACAGCAAGATCAAATTTAGGGGTAGCAATCGGCACTAACGTATTGGCCTACGACGCAAACCTACAAAGTTTTGTTACTACTTTTACACTTCCAACGTCTGATGGTTCTGCGAATCAGGCTCTCGTAACGAACGGAAGCGCTACAATCAGTTTTGCAGATGTTGGAATAGGAATAGGAAAATCGATAGCTATGGCTATTGTTTTCGGCTAAAAAGGAGAAATAAGTATGGCCGCCCCAAACATTGTCAATGTATCTACCATAACAGGAAAATCAGCCACGGTTAGTTTAACTAGCACCTCTGCTACTGCGGTGCTTAGTAACGCGGCTTCGTCCAGTAAGGTATTTAAAGTAAATTCTTTAGTAGTAAGTAATGTTGATGGCACTAATGCTGCTGATATAACAATAGGTTATTACTCTCAAGACGACATAGGAGGAACAGCAACAGAAATAGTTAGTACGGTTTCTGTTCCAGCAGACGCTTCCCTTGTTGTTATTGATAAAAACAGTTTTATTTATCTCGAAGAAGATAGATCATTGGGAGCAACAGCAGGAGTTGCTAACGATTTGAAAGTGGTAGTAAGCTACGAAGAAATTTCGTAAGGTTTTTTTCTACGCTTTTATAGGAGAGCTTATAAATGTCAAGAAAATGGCCTGGAAGTTTAATTACCAAAACTAAAGTCACGCCTGCTGGCCCCTATGAAGGGGGTGCGGCATCGGGTGTTTGGACTCTTTCGGAAGCGTTACAGTGGACTGCTAAAGACTTATGGCCTCTTGCTGGAAATACAGCAGTAGAACTTATTTTTATAGGTGGGTTTTCAACAAGCAATACCACAAAAATACAGAGAATCAACCCTGCATCAACAGGTGATGCAGTGGAATGGGCTGATTTACAGACGGCAAACTATTACTCGGCGGGGTGTGGTAATGCCACCAGAGCAGTTTGGTCACCAATATTAGGAGACACAAATGCCATTAACTATATTGATTATGCTTCTGGAGGTACGTCCGCTACTTTCGGTGATGTTTTTCAAGCAGATAGTGAAACTTGTGGTGCTTTATCTAGCTCAACTAGAGCTTTATTTGCAAGCGGTGCGGCTAGTGGAGCGCAGGATGTGATCAGCTTCGTCAGTATTAGTAGCACTGGTAATGCTTCTGATTTCGGAGATTTGACAATAGCAAGAAATAAAATAGTAGGTGTGGCTTCTGCTACTCGCGGTCTTTGGTGTGGTGGTGAAACTAGTAGTGGGCCTACTACTCGTGTTGATTACGTGACCATTGCAAGTGCGGGTAATAGTATAGACTGGGGTGGAGTTGGAAGGATTGGTAGTCAAGGTGGCGTTCACTCAGGTGCGGGGGGTGCTAACACTGTTACGGCTCTTTATGGGGGCGGCAATGCGGGTAGTAGTTACGGTGCAGCAATAAATCAAATAGAATCGGCTACCATAGCAACCTTGGGTAATTTTGTAGATTTTGGAGACCTTTCAGGCACTAGAAAACAATTTGCGGCTTCTAGTAGTTCTACACGGGTTGTGTTTGGAGGAGGAGATGACATAAGTGACGCTAAAACAGATACCATAGAATATTCGGTTATTGCCTCAAGCGGCAACGCTGTTGATTTCGGAGATTTAACGGCTGCTATGAGAAACTTAGCTGCTGCATCAGCCATACAGGGGAACTTATAAAATGTCAGAACAATGGCCGGGAGGTTTAATTTCTAAAACACCAGTTACTCCAGCAGGGCCGTATCAAGACGGTTCGGCATCGGGGGTTTGGACGCTTGAAGAGGCTTATCAATGGACGGGTGATGGATTATGGCCTACTGCGGGTAACATACTTGCCTACTATTCGACTTTTGCTAATGAATCTGGCGAAGCATATCAAGGCAGAGGTATTTCTGTTGATAGTTCTAGTAATATC